AGGCAAAAGAAAGAAGTTTAGACGGAGCAGATGGAATAAAGAAAGTGCCAGATAAATATTTAGATGGAGTTAAGGAAGAACTTAAAAAGAGAGGATATGAAATAAGTTAGAACCAATTTGATAGGTTCTTTTTTATAAAAAGATAAAATTAAGTTAACCATAGGGAGAGCTATATAAACAAAAGATTCAAAAAAGAGTAATAGTAATTCTAGATTTTGCATTTGTATTAAGGAGGAACATATGGAAAAAGAGTTATTACTGAAATTTATAGATATCAAATATATTTGCAACCTTGTAAATACGGAGAAATGGAATCTATTAGGAAAATAACTTGAGCTCAGCTATATTTAAATTAAGTATATAGTATTTGCTAAGAATAACTATTTTTAGATAAAAAATACCAACAAATAAAATAAAAATTGTTTAATATGCAAAAATTGACATTTTTTTATGTTTGATTTAAAATATTTAGTGTGGAATTATAAAAAATAGTTGCTGCAATTTAAGAGATTTAAATGGATATATATGTACTAATGAAACATTAAATGCACAGAAGTAATTAAAAATATGGAGGGATATTGTGAAGGTATTGGAAATTGTATCAAAAACAAATTATTTAAATGGATTAATACATAGAATATCTTATAAATATTCTATAACAAAAAATGTTGGGTATAATAATATTGAAAATTCTTTTAAAGAAATTATGCAGGAATTAGAGAACTGTGAGCTAACAGACACCAGGAAGATAAATGATATACTCAGTAAGATGAGTGAGTTGCGTTTGAAATTGAAGTTAATAGATCGTGAGGAAAGGTTAAGCAAGATTCAGTAAAATGTATTTAATCAAATTTTAATAAAAAATGATTAAGTAATTGAATAAAAGATTTAAAAGAGATTAGAAGAAATTCTAGTCTCTTTTTTATACAAAAAAATTAGAAGAGAGGTGGTAATAATGTATGGAAAATGACTTATTTAAAGTTATATTAAATCAAGGAGCATGGGCAGTTCTTTTTGTATGGCTACTAATAGACACCAGAAAAGAGAGTAAGGTTAGAGAGGAAAAATTACAGAGAGTTATCAATAAGAATCAAGAAGTAATTTCAGAGCTAGCTGAAAAATTTAATGTAGTTGAGGACATCAAAGAAGATGTTGAAGAAATAAAATCAAATTTAAGAGGAGAGATGTAAAATGGAATTTACAAACTTTATAATGGAGAATGCTTTAGTCTTAATACCTGCACTATATGTTATAGGGTTCATTTTAAAGAAAACAGAGAGTGTTGTAGATAAGTATATACCAGTAATCTTATTACCTATAGGTGTAGCTGGAGCAGTTGCAGTAATGGGGCTTAGTGCAGAATCTGTTATTCAAGGTATATTGGTAGTTGGTGCCACAGTATTAACAAACCAAGTAGTAAAACAATCTAGTAAAGTAGAGTAGTCAAATAGGCTACTCTTTTACTTTATATTTAAAAGGAGTGATTTTAAGTGATAATAGGAATAGACAAAGGACATAGTACATGGGATAAAAGTCCGTGTGGAGCTGTAGGTTTACTTAATGAATCTAAAGAGAATAGACAAGTTGGAGATAAGGTTATACAAAAGTTAAGAGCTTTAGGCCATACAGTAATAGATTGTAGTTGTAATAGTGCTAGCTCTGTAAATGAACAGCTAGCAGCTATAGTTAATAAAGCTAATGCACAAAAGTTAGATCTATTTTTAAGCTTACATCTTAATGCTGGTGGAGGAACTGGAGCAGAGATATACACTACCAATACTAGTGGAGCTAAAGAAGAAGCTAAGAAATTAATAGAAACTTATTGCAAGAGAACAGGATTTAAAAATAGAGGACATAAGTTCTCTGAACTTTATGTATTAAGACATACCAATGCTCCTGCTATGTTGCTAGAGATGTGTTTTGTAGACACAGAAGACGACTTTATAAAGTGGAATAACTTAGGGGTAGAAACTATCGCTAATGCAATAGTAGAAGGAATTACAGGACAAGTACCAAGCGAGAATAAGCATGTAGAAAGTCATAAACCAGTAGAAAGTGAATCAACAATAGAGGAGGAGTCAAAATTGTTAGAAAAGTGTAAAGATAATGTATTAAAATATGGAGCAAAGGGAACTTATGTATTTTTAGCACAATCAAGTATGAAAGCTTTAGGTTTATATAATAGACCTATAGATGGTTCATATGGTCCAGCTAAGGGAAACGGAAGTTTTTATCAAGCTGTCGTAAATTTAAATGCTAAATTAGGATTTAAGAACGACAGTAATTTAGGTCCTGCATGTTGGGAGTATATTTTAACTAAATAATAGTTCTGTAGTATGCTTATAAAACAAGAAAACAAAAAGACAGTAATCAGGGATAATTTCCTTGGTTGCTGTCTCTTTGTTGTTTTGTAAAGTTGTAAAGAGCAATTACAGAATAAAATAATAAGTTAAAAACTGCTCTTCCTTGTAAATTATATTGAGGATTTTACAACTATAAAGTACAATAATTTTCATTATTAATCAATAAATGTAAAAGAACATATTAAAAATAGACACTTAGAAGATAAATAAGTAGAAATATTAAATAGATTTATATTGTATTTAAATAATAATAATAATAATGTAAATGTGTACTGTACTACAATAATAAGAAAATCAAAAGAGCGATTAATCTTAATTGTGGGGTGGATTAATCGCTCTTTATATTTATATATAGGTTCAAGAGTATTAATTAAATTAAAACTAATACTGGTTTATTATATCAATTACAAAATAGCATAAAAATGGAAGGAAGTCAATAAATTTACTCTAATTATGTCGGAAATAGGGTTGATTTATAAATGTTATATTTATCTAAGTATTTGGTTATACTTATAAATAGTATTGTACTATACTTATAAAAAGGTAGTGGTTAAGGAATCAGTCCTTATCTGCTACCTTTTTATTTCACAAAAATATTTTATAAAAATCAGAAATTATTATTATCATAGAAGAAATCCAAAAAGTTATTTCTGCTATTTTTCTATTTTTACCATCTAATTTGTCTAGTAATAGCAACGAAGTTAAGAATATTATATGAATAAAACCTCTTAATATAAATTCTATATTTACTAAGTATATAGAATAAAGCGTTATACTTATTGCCAATCCTAATAGAATATAAATAATGAGTTTATAAATTTTATTCATAATAATCACCTCTATTGTGCCACGTAATAAAAATCTTTTTTTCACTATAAATATTTATATGATTTTTACTATTATATGAAAGATATCTTCATTAATTACTTTGTTTAATTTTACCATTTTATTTTAATAAATTCAATTAATTGGCTATAATTAATAATGTTACGGTACTAATAAAGGCAGTAGGTAGGGAGTTATCCTTATATGCTGCCTTTTTTATTATGTATTGCCTGTAATAATATAAGATGTTTTGTCGAATGTATTGAAGAAAATGTAGACAAGCATTAATATAAAAGAAAAAAGAACTCGAAACGACTACCAATCTACCGAGTTCTAAAAGTATAATATATTTCATTGAATGTATCTCCATTATAGCATATATTCTTTGAAATATAAATAAAATAATGGAGTGATAAAATAGTGGCAGTTAAAAAAATCAGATGTTTTACCTACGATTTAAGAAATGATGGAGTACTTGTAAATAGTCAATTTTTAAAGGACGTTATAGAGTCGTTATATCAAGGCGATAATTCTAAGGAAGTATCTGAAGGTAATCGAGTTAGAATATTTCCTACCAATAGTGGTAGTGATGAGTACATATCTTTAGAATATATAAAAAAAATAAAACGTGAAAAAGATACTGAGATAGAAAAAAAGAGTATTGATGATAAATTTTTATTTTTTAGAATTGGGAAGCAAAAGGATATAGATGGAGCTGTAAAAAGAAATACAGAGACATGGGAAGGTTATGAAATAATAGATAAAGATGATCAAGGCTCATTTAATTTAGAAATATGTACATATATATTAATAGATACAACTAATGGAGTAATATTGGAGTTATATGGAAGATATTCTCCTACAGTTAAAGGATTTTCAATAATTTTAAATCAAGCTATACAAAAAGCAGATAATAAGTTAGTCTTTTCGTATAACAATATAATGACAGATGAGTTAATGGATGCTTTATTAGATAATGGTGTTAGACTTGGAAAGATAATTTATAATTACGAGAAACCTACTCTTGATTTTTTGGCTCAATTGGGATGGAGTGCAAGCGAAATTAATGCAATTGGGGATACTGAAATATTTGAGTTAGAGCTTTCTTTTAAAGCAAAAGGAAGAAAACCATTAACTAGAAAAAGCGAAACAATAAATAATGTTGTTTCATCTTTTAAAAAGGCTTCAGATTTATTTAAAAATAATTTAAAAATAATAGGAAGTACAAAAAACACACAAAGTAGAGAGTATACATTTAAAGAAGAAGAGGTAACATATAACGTTGATATACCGTATGATAGAATGCAAGATGGTATAAAAATAAAGTTAGGACTTGATGAAATATGCTTTGAAGTATACGAAAGATTTATTTCAATGTATAGAGATAATAAGACAAAAATTGAATCATATTTTAAAGATTAGGATGGTTGATTTAAATGAAAGATACCCTTAAGAAAGGAATAGTATTAGTATTATTGACTATAGTTATATATAAAACACTGGATGTTTCTTTTATGTGCAATAATAACTTTAATATGATAACTGTAAATACAGTTCTTGTAGGTTTTTTATTTACTATTTTAACAATAATAATGTCATTTACAGATGAAGATGTAATATCAACTTATGAGAAAACTAATGAACTAGAAAAAGTATATAATAATATTACTACTGGGATAGTACTAGGGGTGCTTTCAATAGCTATTGCGATAATTACTCTTTGTATTTGGGGGGAACCTCTTAAACAGGAACTGACAGATGTTAATAAAATGATGTATTCTGTAATTATAAGCATGTTTGTATTGATAATGAAATCAATATTATTTGCCATTATTGATATAAATAATATAATAACAGATATTAGGCGTAGAAAATTTACTAAGAGCAAGCAAGAAAAAGCTAATAAGGAAATGGAAGAGAAGTATAAGTAACTTATTAAAATCCAGATTTAAGCTAGTAGGTAAGAGAAATCTTACTTGCTAGCTTTTTTTTATGTATAAAATTCAAACAACAGATAATACTATAAATGTTTTCTATTATTAATAGCTAAATAAAAAGAGACTAGATTAACTATAAGGTTGACCTAGTCCATTTTTGTTTATGAAAAAAATGTAGACAAATCCTCCACTAGGGAAGTATGTATTTCACCAATAGTATAGCAAAATCAATAGTGATTGTATAGGGGGAATTTTACAATGAATATAACAAAATATATTGCTCTTGAATAACATATAATAATTAGGGTACCTCCTGAAATTATATTAATTTTAAATTTGTAGAATCCCAGAAAGCTAGTAGGTAGATTAATTTATACTTGCTAGCTTTTTATGTTAAATGCTTGTTAAAAATATATAAAAATTATTGACCTGGGTTTACATTTATATAATAATCTTTATAAAAAATTTAAAAAAGCTTTTGCTACTTTATTTAAGCATTAATTAATCTTTTTACTAAAATAGGAGGGTTAAAATGAGAAAAACAAGTGAAGCACAAAGGAATGCAGATAAAAGATGGAGAGAAAAAAATAGAGATTATGCAAATTATTTAAAGAATAGGACAAGTGCAAGATGCTTTATTAGAAATAGAGCTACATTAGAAGATATAGGAGAATTAGAAGTATTAATTAAAGAGAGGGTTGAGGTATTAAAAAAGGAAAATAATAAGTTATGTTAAAGACTAGGATACCTAACTATATTCTAGTGTTCCATTTTATCATAAATGTTATTGTTATTATTTAAGAAGAAAAAGAGTGACCAATCAATAAGGGGGACTAGTCACTCTTTTTCTACTTTTATAGTTATTAATACTATGGTGAGATTTAACAGTAATATATAATATCATGGGAATAAAATCAATAAAACTGTCTGATTTATAATAAAAATTTAATAATTATATTTGTTTAAATAATTGATTATAATAAATACTAAAATTAGTCCGTATAGTTTCCTATTTTTTGAAATCTTTATTATATAATTCGTATTGCCAAAAATTTTGTGTTATTAGCCCATATATATGTATTGAAGCAACTAATATAATAAATGTTAAAAGTAATTCTAATAAAGTGTTATTAAACTTTTTATCTAAAATAGGTATAATAAAAGCGCCGATAAAAATATTCATTATAATATATACGAATAAATCAACAAAGATATAACATTTCTTTTTAACAAAGCTGTTTTTACAGGTTTTACAGGTTATTTTACCTTTATATTGAAAGACTGACTTTAATCTTTCTTTGTATGTAAACTTATCCTTACATTTTATACAGTTCATAGATCTTCTCCTTCAATTTTTATTATACTTCATATATATAGTATATTACAATTTTAAATTACTTTCTTATTTAATTATACACAAATAATGGTAAATATAAAACTTTATAGATTTCATAAAGAAATACACTTCAGTTAATTGATATTGCTTTCATATGTTTGGTTTACTTAACATTAAAGACCAGAAATTATTTCTGGTCTAATTTTTTTATTAATATATATTTATTTTTTGGTAGTTGGTATTTAAAAACTTTCCATCTATATATGGCGGAGTGATGACATTCTAATATAGAGGACAGTTTTTCAATTCCATAAGTATCAATTAATAAATTTATATTTCTTTCTTGATTTAATATGTATGACAAATAATCATCACATATAATATCTTTATCTAATACAGATATAAGTTTAAGTAAAGTTTCGCGAGTAATATTATCTCTATATCCAGCTTCTAGTTCATTAATAGTTGATCGACTTAACCCTGTTAATTTGACCAATTCTTTTTGAGTTATTCCAGCTACTAACTTAGCCTTTTTTATTCTATTTGATAAGGTATCTATTGGCATGTCATCGTATAGTAAATTATTAATATTCATCGCAATTTGGAATGACGAGCTTCTGTATGTCCAACAAAAAGACCACTTTTTTCTCCAGCGCAGAATAAATTATCCACTCCTTGAACCTTCATGTCATTAGTTCTAGGAGCAACAGATAGATATCTCATTGAGTTACCTTTACTTCCTGCATATGGATCCACATACTTAGCATGTTCTAGTCCTGGTATCTTCCTTAATTTTTCTAAAGGATAATAAGTTGTCATTAATTTTGCATGTGCAGTGTCAACAGAAGAACAATCATTTTTGTTGCTTATATCATCAGGATCTTCTGCTCCATAAAAAATTATTTTTATTCTGTTATCTTTTCCATACCAATAGATTTTTTCTATAAGAATATTTATTATCCTTTTTTGGCTCTCCCTGCTAAGTTTATCTATTTCTTTACATTCGTTTAACAAACTTTCTATTAATTCTATATTTGCAAGCGAATTTAATTTGTTGTTTATATCCTCATCTGTATTTAATAATTCGTCATTCAAACTGTTAATTTCTTCTTTTAATTTTTTTATTTTATTTATAATTACATCAGAAATATCTTCTGCATAAGAAAGCTTAGTGACCAAATTTTCTATTTGTATATTTTTTTCTTTAATTTGTTTTTCTATTTTTAATTTTTTTAAATTAAAATCTTCTTCATTTAAAGGAGAGGAAAGCATTTTTTTGATTTTTTTCAAGTATTCATTTTTATCTAAATATAGATTTTTTAATGATTCTATAACCAATCTTTCAATTTCTTCCGCATTGGCATTTTTATTTGAACACAACTGTTTTTTTGATTTTCTCTTTAACGAACATAAATAATAGAAAAGTTTTTTATCTAATTTCTTTGAGTATTTTCCATGTTGGATTATCATATGACTATTACATTCACCACAGAATATTTTCCCAACTAATAAAGCATTATGTGTTTTGCCTAATCTCGGAAAGCTTGTTCTGTTCTTATCAAATTGGTGTTGAACATTTAGCCATAAATCTGTATCTATATATCCATTAATATTGCTAATGGATGCTATTAATTCACTATTTGTTTTATTTCTTTTAGTGATTTTTCCATCTATTTTTATTGATTCTGTCTTATTGTATGATAGATATGAATGTATGTTATCTTCTTCCCCGTATACAGTCCAACCATTATTTGTTAAATAATTAGAAATTTCTTTGCTTGATTTTACGTAAATAGGATTTTGGAGTATAACTTTTAATGATGTCTTATCAAACACTTTTCCATTTCTATTTACAATATTATTTTGAGTTGCATAAACTTCTAGTTGATGTAGGCTTCCTAACTCTAAATATTTTTCATATAAACATTTTACCAACTTAATTTCAGAATCATTTAAAACCAGTATTGGTACATCCTTACCGTTTTCAATAATACGAGAACTATTAAAACCAAGCGGTATTTTTCCACCAGTCCACTTACCTTTTTTAGCAAGTAAAAGCATATTGTCTTTTATTCTTTCAGCAATAGTTTCTCTTTCTAATTGTGCAAAAGTTGATGCTACATTAATCATAGCTCTCCCCATTGGGGTCGTTGTATCAAATTTTTCTGTTACACTTATAAACTTAGTATTATATTGATCTAGAATTTCTAATATATAAGAAACATCACTAACATTTCTACCAATTCTATCTAATCTATAGCATATAAGTATATCAAATGAGTTGTTTTTGATTTCTTTCATCATTTTTTTGAATTGAGGCCTGTTAGTAGTTCCTCCAGAAAACCCTTCATCTTCATATATGAAAAATGAGTTGTCATCTCCATAGAAGCTAGTTATATATGCCTTACACATTTCTATTTGATTATTTATACTATCACCTTTATGTGTTTCTTTTGACTTTCTACTATAAATAGCTATTTTCATAACATACCACCCTCAACCCAATTACTTTCTTTTTCTTTTTATACTCTCTAACCCAGACATAATATAATCTTTTAATATCCCCTTTTCATTAACAGTCATTAGTATACCTTCATACTTTAATTCATCTGACTCTAATATTTTCATTAAAGTTTCTTCTATATCATCTACTACTAATTCCTCAACTTCATATTCATTACCTAACAAATCATCTATAGTCATATCAAGTGCATTAGCAACTTTTAAAAGATTATTTGAATTTAAATTTTGAGTTTTACCATTTTCTAAGTCATGCAAGGTTGCATAACCAATTCCACTCTCTTGTTTTAATTTATTCAAAGTCCATCCTTTATTTTCTCTAATTCTTTTTACATTTTTGCCTAAATCTGAAATACCCATTCTAAAAACCTCCTATAAATATAACAATAAATATTATATCAATATTCCGATAACATGTAAACATAAAGTTATAATAAAACCGATAACATTTGTTAGGAATTTATCGGAAAAGCAACAAAAAACGGAGTAAAATAAAGATTTACAAAAATAAATTATGTAAATGAATTTATTTGAAAGTATACGAATATTTACATTCTCGGAAAACCGATATAGAATTAAAGTGTACTCGGGAAACCGATAAGAAAGGGGGTGTAAATTTTGAATATATCAGTGTTAAATAGAGTTTTAAAAGACAGAAAAATGTCACTAAATAAATTATCAATAAAAAGTGGCGTTGGTTACGCAACTATACATTCGATTGTGAATGGGACATGCCTAAACCCACGATTTAATACAGTTGTAAAGATTGCCAATGCTCTTGACATTAATGTAAACAGATTGATAGGAGAGGATGATATTGAAGAAAAGAGTTGTTCTAATTTTAAGAAAAAAGAAAAGAGTACCAGAAGAGCAGTAAATGAATAGAATATATTAGTAATTTTTAGGAGAGTTTCTATGAAATATAAAGTAGAAGTAGTAATGCCAAAAGGTCCGGAAAAATTATTAGATAGGTTTGCTACGGTACTAGCAGAGGAAGTTGCAAAAACACTTACTAGAGAAGAGTTAATTATTTATGCAAAAAGGTTAGAAGAACAAATATCAGGCTAATATGCCTGTACAAGTAAAATTAACTTATTTTTTGTTAAGACAAGCTTTAGAAGGAGGAATGTAAATGAAAGAATTAATAAAGATTAATACAAATGAAGAAGGTAAACAATTAGTAAGTGCAAGAGAGCTTTACTTAGGATTAGGACTTAATAAGTCTAATTGGTCAAGATGGTATCCGACAAATATTTTAAAGAATGATTTCTTTAATAAAAATACTGATTGGATAGGGGTTCGTCGTTATGACGAGGGCAACGAAATACAAGATTTTGCTATATCTCTTGATTTTGCAAAGCATATAGCAATGATGGCTAGAACAGAGAAATCACATGAGTATAGAAATTACTTTATTAAATGTGAAAAGGTACTTAATGAACAAACTAAGCCGACTTGTATAGAAGATATACTTATTAAATCTTTACAAGAAATGAAAGTTGTAAAGCAAACAGCATTAGAAGCAAAAGAAGAAGCACAAGATATAAGAAATGATTTTGAAGACTTTAAGAAGGAGCTACCTTTAATAGGGGAAGAACCCGAAGAATTACAAGCAGTAGTAAGAAGAGTTGGAACAAAGGCATTAGGCGGAAAGAAAAGCCCAGCATATTGTGATAAATCAATTTCAAAGAAAGTATATCAAAGTGTGTGGAAGTATATTAAAGACCAATTTAATGTAAAGAAATATAAAGCTATAAAAAGAAAGTATTTAAGTAAGGCCATAGAGTTAGCTGAATCATATAAAGCACCATTTCATTTACAAGAAGAAATAGACATGATTAACAATCAGGGTAAGCTAGATGTTTAGGCGGTATTTGATATGAGTAAAAGTTTATTAGAGAGATTTAAGAAGATCTATGAAGAAGGGACTGGATTAAGAGTAACAAGGAGTAACTTAGACAAGAAAGGCAACTTAACAGTTAGAATTATTAATTCAGAAGGAAAAGAATTATTCTGGTTACACGTTATAGAGCGTAATGGGCAAATTGAATGGTATTAGAAAGAGAGGTAATTAAAGTGAGTGAAGTAGGGAGAATTATTTTATCTATTACTTCTATGGTGTTTCAAGCGTTATTTATAATAATTGGACTAGTTAGTTATTCAGATAGTAGAAGAAAAATAGATAAAATTAGGTTTACTTTTTTAACATTAGGTAGTGTATTTACTTTAATATTCGTAGTAAATGAGGTGTTTGCATATGTGTAAATCAGAAAAGTTAAAGGATTTAAAAATTAGGCACATAGCATTTCTAAATGATTATGGATATGATTATAAAGAATTTTTATTCGTAAAAAAAGATGCAGAAAGCTATACATTTCATCATATTCCTACCGGTAAAGAAGTTACATTAAGGAGATAGAAAGATGAAAGATGTATTAATAATAATTAATGATGCAGATAGTGCCAGAAAAATAGCAAAGAAGGTTGAGGAGTTATATCTAGATCCTATTGCTCTATTAACAAAAGAAAAGGCTTTAAGAGAAGCAGTACGCCAATACCAAGAATCTCTTAAAGCACCAAAATAATTATGAAAAACATCATTTTATATTATAGCACATTTACCTGGAGGTGAGGAGTTGGCTGATAACAAAAAATACTATTATCTTAAGTTGAAAGAAAATTTCTTTGAAAGAGAAGAAATTAAGATAATTGAAGCATTGCCTAATGGGTTTGAATATTCTCTTATACTTATAAAAATGTATTTGAGGTCACTTAAGAGAAACGGAAAACTAATGATTACTGATATTATTCCATATAGTCCAGAAACTCTTAGTAAGGTTTTAGGGCACAATGTAGATACAGTTAGAAATGCAATAGAAGTGTTTGAAGAATTTGGATTAGTTGAAAAGTTAGATAATGGAGCAATGTATCTTAATGAAATACAAAATTTTATCGGAAAATCTTCTACAGAAGCAGATAGAAAGCGAGAACAGAGAGCTAGGATAGAAGAAGAAAAGAAGCTTTTAAAAGAACAAAAGTCTAATGAAGTTGAATTATTGATTGAAGATAGAAAAGAGGACAAAAGTCCAGACAAATGTCCAAAATCGAATAAAAAAACAAGTAAAATAGCCGTTTCAGACGAAGGAAAAGGACAAATGTCCGACAAATGTTCACGAGAGACAGAGATAGAGACAGAGATAGAGACAGAGATAGAGATACAACAACAGATAGTAAATATAGTTAAGTGTGAAGATGCAGAGGCAAAAACTATTTTAAGGACTGTAAAAAAATATCATAAAAATAAAGATGTTATTGCTGTTGTATTAGATAAGTTAAATATAATTTCTAATGGTAATTTCAAAAATAGAATTGGAGCTTTAGTATCAGCTATTAAGGAAGATTGGACTAGAAGCTCATCTAATAACAGTAAAACATCAGGTTTTTGTAATTTCGAAGGAAGGGATTATACCAGTGGATATGGTGGACTAACCTATGAAGATTTAGAGGAACAGTTAGTATATGGAATTGATGAGGAGGAATAAGAGATGAAAGTTAGATGCGTAAATGCAGAGGGATTTAAAAGTGTGTTAAGAGAAGGCAATATCTATGAAGGAGAATTGAAATTTAATAATACATTTAATGAGAATCGTTGGGAAATAAGAGGAATTAGAAAAGTTGACGGAGTAGCTTTTAAGAAATGGAGATTTAAAGAAGTAAAGGAATTAACGTTTAAAGAGGTTATAGCAAGTATAAAAGATGGAGAATCATATAGGGCAATATACGAAAAAGGGTTAGGGAATTGTCCTACAATAACTAGAAATCAAAATAGTATAGAGATTGATTTTCCACTTAAGACAGATTGTTATTTATTTACTAGAGATATGTTATTTGAACTTGTAAGAAAAACTTACACTTTTGAAGAAGCATTTAAAGCATTTGAAGAAGGAAAAGAAATGGAGAGTTGTGAGGGATGGAAGTTCAAGAAGAAAGGAGACAAAGTTATAGTAACCAATCATTCTGGAGCGAGGTTTGAAGAATCTAGTGCCAATGCACTATTTTCATTAAAAGAAATGAAAGGAGATTGGTATATAAATGAGTAAAGCTGGTGTTGAAAAGATAGAAGAACTAACAAGATCATCTAATTTTATAACTAGACCAGAAATTATAATTCATAATTTAAAAGGTGAAGATGTATATGAATATTGCCGAAAGTACAATAAAACAATACTAGAAACTGATGAAATATTAGTGTTTTGTGACAATAAAGATTTGGAGGATAAAGATGAAAGCAATTGTTAATAGTGAATCATTAATTTATTTAAACAAGCTTTTAAATGTGGACAGGTACCAGGTTAATGTACAAAAAAATGGAATTAAATTATCGGCTACCAAAGAATTTAAAGATACTTTTTATCAAGTGATTTTAACTGAAAATACATTTGGAAATGAAGAAGAAGGAAAGATCCTAATACCTAGAGAAGCAATTAAATTACTACCTAAGAAAGAGCCTTGTTTACTTAATGATGATTATATATCTACTCAAAACCAAAAAATATCATTTAGTGAATCAAATGAGGAAGAATGCGAGGAATTAATAGAGTTTAATAATTCTAAAGAATGTAAGTGTATACCAAACTTTGAATTTTTAATGGAATGTAAATATGCATTGGAAAAAAGTGATATTAGACCTCAGCTTAGTTCGATATGTATAGATGAAAATAATTTTGTTGCTATGGATGGATACAGAATGAGTATAAGAAGTATTGATGAAATTATTACAGAAAGCAGAATTTTGATACCAGAAGAAGTGGTTAATATTCTAAAAAAAATAAAGGGTACAAGCATAGCAACTATTCAAGAGAACAATGAATTTGTGAAAATTTGCTTTGGAAGAATAACTATAGTTTATACGAAGAGTGAGTTGAAGTATGTAAACTGGAGAGCATTGATTAGTGATGTTAAGAAGAGTATAAAAATAACATTAAATGCTGATGATATTAAGTTTGTATTATCCCAATATATAAAGCTATATCGTGGGTATGGTAGCATAGTAATTTTTAATATAAATAACAAAAGAAGTTATATAAAGTCTTCTAAAGCTGTTATAGGGATTACAGAATTTGAAAGATATATAAGTGCAGAATTAGAGGGAGAAGAAATAGAGTTTGGGATTAATGCACAATATTTATTAGATGCACTAAAGCACCATGATTCTAATTGTACGCTTTATATGTCAACACCAGTTAGTCCTATTGTAATTGAAAGTAAAAATAAGACAGATATGATTTTACCAATAAGGCTTCTAAAATAAAAAAACATGAGGATAGGAGTAAAGTCAGCAATACTTATATGCTACTATTCTCATATGATAATCAAATGATATAGAAAGAAGGCAATAACCATGGAATATGTTAATGATATAAACATAAACGAGGCAATGATTCACATTTTGGATAATAACGCTGTAGAGCCGATATTAAACAATTATAAATTAGATCTTGAAGAAGATACCTATAAGTTTTTATATAAGCATATAGAGAAATGTTTAAATGATGAAGAACTTAAGTATGCAAAGTTCAGCTATGAAAGAAATGTTGTAAAAGAAATAGCTCAAGACTATCTAAATGGAACTGATAGTAATTTTATAAGTATGTCGAAGGATCTAGCAAGACAACTATTTGCCATAATGAAGGGAAATGTTAATATTCCATCATGTGATTTGATAGTAGCATCTATGATTACAGACCAAGGCCCTATGATAGCAATATTAAAAATGGATTATGTAAAGAATTTTACTCATGAAATAGAATTTGATGACGATAAAATTGGAATTGATATAGTTCCACAATCAGCAGGTTTACCTGGAAGTGGACATAAAATACAGAAAGCAGCATTTATAAAGCCAGTAAGAGAATCAGATTCATTCAATTTATATGTACTAGATAGACGAGGTAAAAGACAAGGGGAGGACGAATATGGAGCTAATTATTTTATAAATAGCTTCTTAGGATGTGAAGTTGTAGTAAATGATAGAGATAACACAAAGAGATTTTTAAATGCTACAGAGAGCTTTGTAAGGAGATATATTTCTGAAGATGCTTCTTTAGCCGAGAAGGTAAGAAGTTTAACGAGAGAAGCTCTACAAAATGATGAAAGTATAAATATAAGGGAAGTATCAGAAAAGTTATTCAATGGGAATGAGGAGTTTAAGGATTCCTATAATATCTTTATGACTGGTAATTGCGAAGAAGAGTTTAAAGTGGACGAGCAATACGTTGATAAAAAGCTTAAAAGAATAAGATTAAAGATTGATAAAGATATTGATTTATATATAACAGAAGAATCATATAAAGATTCAAGTAAGTTTGAAATAAAACGTAATGGAGACGGAAGTATTGATATGATAATCAAACATGTAATTAATTATATTCAAAAGTAAAGAAAATAGGAGGTATAGAAATGCATTGTATAGAGCTTTTGTTAGCAGCATTTTGTTTAATATTTCTAATAGCTATTGCAGCATTATTCTTTAATAATTTTAAAAGTAACTTAATAACTAAAATTGCTACTGTATTCGTTGTAGTTTCATTAATAGTGATAATATTAAGTATTTTAATGTTTATAGCCAATTCAATTATGACACTTTTCATAGTGTGGTTTGGTAATTGGTAAGTCGTAATTGCAAGAAAGGGTGAGTTAAGTGGAAGTAAAAAGGATTAAAAGAAAATTAGTCATAAGCACTTACTTAATAACCTTTGAATATGAAACTCATAGGGGTTATAGGAGAGAGCAGCAAAGAACAATTAGAGGATTAGATAAAGAAAATGTAAAGGAATCTTTTAGATCCTGGGCAAAGAAACAAAGAACAATGACTAATGTTAAAATTCTAGCCATTGATGAAGTTAAAGAACAAAGAGAAGAATTTGAAATATAAAAATACAATAACAATTCCGTTAAACCCTCTGTAGACAGAGGTTGCATAGTATGAGGTAGATTAGCCAGTTACCTCATATGAAAAAAGCTATGAGGTAAAGCGTAAAATACCCTCCGACAATAAGTCAAAGGAACTCCCTAGAGATAGGCAAGCCTTAATCACTGTTTCCTTAGCGGCTAGGCAATTTAGTTGTTAAGGTGATGGAGTTGTTAGTAGAAGAAAATTTATTGGGGAAAATAGATAAGGTTCAAAATGCAATTAAATTATTAAAGGCATATGAACCTATAGCATTAAAAAATAATCCGAATGGATATTATGTTTCTTGGAGTGGGGGAAAAGATAGTTTAGTAATAGCTTATCTTTGTATACTGGCAGGAGTTAAATTTGAGTTACACAATAACCATACAGGAATAGATAAACCAGCGTTAACTTACTATGTAAGAAACATGAAAAAATGGTGGAAAGAAAAATTTGATATAGATCTATACATTCATTATCCAAAAGAAACCTTTTTTGAATTAATGCCAAGAAAATTAATGCCGCCTACTCGCAGAACACGATATTGTTGTGAAGTTTTAAAAGAACATGGTGGAGAAGGAAGGATAGTTATAACAGGAGTAAGATGGGCTGAAAGTTCTAAGAGAAAAAATAACAGACAAACTCTCGAAGCCAAAGCATATACAAAAAACAAAGTAATGCTAATGAATGATAATGCTGAAATGAGAAAGCAATTTGAGAGTTGTGTAAAGAAAGGTAAACACATAATAAATCCTATAGTCACATGGGAGGATGAAGATGTGTGGGAATTTATCCATAAATATGAGTTGCCATATTGTTCAGAGTATGACATTCCAGGAGTGGATAGATTAGGATGTATAGGCTGTCCACTGTCTTCTAATATGGCTAAAGAAATGGAAGAAAATCCGAAGTATAGAGATAACTATAAAAGAGCCATAAAAAGAATGATAGAAAGAAGGGCCGAAAAAGGAAAAGATTTTTGGATTACACCAGATGATGAAACTGTAGAAGAAATTTATAACTGGTGGGTATATGGAATTGTTAAAGCTAAACAGTTAGAAGGACAATTAGAAATGGAAATAGACGAAATTGGGGAAGATCTAGAGTAGATATATGTAGAAAGGATGATTTAAGGTTATGAAAGATAAATTAATCAATGTTCTAAAAAAGTGTGAAACAAAACAGTTAGCTAGTATATTCAAAAATTACATGGAATCTAAAGGTATAAGAAAACTAGATAGAAGAAGAAAAGATAATTCAATTAGTTATTTAGTAGCTGGAGAAGAAACTAGTTGGAATCGAGTTGAATGTTATTACAATAATGGATCAGAAAAATATAGTGAAGAAGATTTATTAATAGTGTTAAGAAAAAGAAGTGGCTATTATTTAATAGTTGAAAGAAACGGTGTAAGAGCATTTGAATATGATTACGAGTTAAAACATTATGATGAAGCCTTACTTAATGAAATTTATAGTGATCATAAAGAATTATTTGATAGTTTATTTTCAATGGAATAAGTCATAATTCTAAGAAAGGATAAAGAAAAGTTATGAAATATAAAATAGAAGTTAAAGATCTTGGAATGAATAAAGTTAGTAAAACTGTAAAAGTAGATAAGATTGACTATGAAACGTTGTATGGAGTTGTTAAGCCTCATCTACATAGTGATTTAATTGATTTCTATGTAGGTGTAGAAGATGAATGGGGAACAGTTAGAGTTGGTATGATTAGACCTGTTGGTAAAATTCGTTTTAGTAAAATAGAAAGTTAATCTTTATCACTAAGGGAGGATGAGAGAAATGGAAAAAGAAACTAAATTGAGACCATGTTTAGTAAATGGTAAAAAAGCATTGTTTCATACTTGGAGTAATAAGAGCCAAATAGTAGAGCCTTCACCTTTGATGGGAGGGCATAACGGAGGAGTTTTAGAATATACAGTAGGAATAATTGAATACGAAGATGGACAAGTATCTGAATGTCTACCAAGTTATATAAAGTTTATTAATTCAAAGAATGAATAATGAGAAAGGGTGAGATAAATGAAAAATAAGAAATGGAAGCGCAAAGCAAAAAGACTTATAGGGGAATGTATTAAAAATAATAGCGATTATGGATGTTGTAGTTGTGAGTGTTTAGATGAGTGCTTTTTATATTGTGATTTATGTAAACCTGTTGGGTTAGGTATAAGAGAAGTAGAGAAAAGATTCAAAGAAGGGTTTAATTGGAGAGAAACGCTTGAATAGTTAGGGGGAATCAAAATGAAAGCATCAGTAAAAATATATAACAGAACCAAATCTGCAAGAATAAGAAAAAAGCATTATAAATTAATAGAAAAAGAATTAAAAGAGTTAGTGGATTTTATTATAAGAGCAGTTAATAAATTCGTTGAAATGATAAGATCTGTATTTAGTAAAATCAAAAGCGATTACAATTTGAAAAATAACATGGTAAGGATGTAGTTAGCTTGCAAGATATAATATTTAAACAGGTTGATAAGAAAAAGGAATATGATTTTATTACAGCTTGGGACAAGCTTTTTGAAGGATATATTATAACTAGTTTAAATACTAAACATAGTTATAAATTACTAAATGTTGAATCTGGGATAGTTAAACTTAAATTCTTTAATACTATAACAGCAATGTGGCAAACGACAGATTATTTATTAACTAGAGAGATATTTGAAAAATGGTATGTTACACCGTATAGTAGTATAGGAGATAAAGGCTTATGAAGATAGATGAAGATAAGTTTAGAAAGTTTTGTAATGATAATAAGGTTGAAAAAAATAACGAAGATGTATTAAGAAAATTATGTTACCTAGTAGCAAATGATGAAATTGTTATGACAACAATAGAAGAAGATCTTATGAAGGTATCTAAAATTGATAGTACCAAGGATAAAGTAAAATATTTAAGAGATAAGGGATATACTCAAGAAAAGGTCGGAGAAATGCTTGGGATTTCACGTAGACAAGTACAAAGGATAGAAAACAAGTTAAAAAATAAAATATGAGATATTTAAAAGGGATAGATTTTTCTATCTCTTTTTTTGAAAATGTCGCCTAAAAGGTCGTGTTCAAAAGTTTTATAATGTTTTAGAATAGACTTAAATAAGTAATTTAACAAAAATATTAATTATATTTCTTATAGAAATGTCCACTTTTATGGTATGGAATAACTATATCTTTTTTTAGGAGGTATATATGCTTGATAAAGAAAAAGTTAAGGAAATGTATTTAAAAGGGTATAGTGCTACAGATATTGCAAAAAGGCTTAATGCATCTTTGCATGCAACACAAAAGTGCATACAAAGAAATATGAAAGGTTTTAAGAAAATACATAATGCAACAAAAGAGTTTAATAAGGAAGTTGAGAAGGTAACCAGGCGTGAAGCAAGGCAATATATGAGTGATAAAGATTTTATCAGAAGGAATAAATCTATTTATAAGACAAATAAGAATGGAGATATAGTATTAAATAAAGCTATTTCTGGGGCAGTAAGTTTTGATACTCCTAGAAGATTTGTAAATGAGTTTAGTAATGAAAGAATAGATAATAATATAAAGAAATCAGGATATAGAAAAAATGGGGAACTATTTTCATAGTTCTTTTTTTATTAGAAAGAAGGTGAGTAGATGGAAAATATTTATGTAATTTTAATTTGTAAGAAGTGTAGAAAATCAAACATTTTATTAGAAAATGAAGTTGAAGATACAAAAAGGGATAATAAATACTTAGCATGTGCTCATTGTGGTAGCAAGAAATTTGTTAGGGAAAAAGCAACTAACAATATTAGAGATTGTATGAAAGAAAGAAGTTATAAAAGAAGTGGAGGAGCATTAAGGCAGGTGGAATAAATGAAAATAAGAGATTGGGAAAAAGGAACGAGCTCACCTATACCTATGCAAAAATATGAAAGGTTTAAAGAAAAGCTAGTTGAGTATTCAGACAGAAATAAAGAAAGAAATTTAATGCTTTTTATATTAGGGAGAAGTACAGGATATAGGTTAGGTGATCTAGTAGGTTTAACAATAGGACAATTAAAAGATGCTCTCCATGATGGATATTTTTCTATTCAAGAAAGCAAGCAATATGAGCAATGGAAAACAGCTTTAATAAAAAATCCTAACAAAAGAAAGCCAGATAAAAGAGAAGCTCCAATTGGTAAGAACCTAGAAAGGTATCTAAGAGAGTATTGCAAAGGTAAAAAAAGAAGTGAATATGCATTTCCTAGTAGCAAGATTGAAAGTGAACATATAACACAAAAAGCTTTTAGTTCTATATTAACAGATGTAGGAAAGAGCATGGGATTAAAAAATATAAGTGGCCATAGTTTAAGAAAGACTTATGCTACTAAAATATATGAAGAATCAAATAAAGATTTGGAACAGGTAAGAGTTGCACTTAATCATCAATCCATAGAAGAAACAAAGAGATATTTGGGTATTAAGGAGAAGATGAAAATAGATGCAGCTTTAATTGCTGATGAGGATTTATAAGTAAAAAATAAAATGGTGCTTATTAGAGTGATAAATAAAAAAATCCTTCTAATATATGCAGTGAAAAAAGTATATGAGTAATTCTCCATGTTATTACTTATTATCAGAAAAAATAAAAAAGTAGTTCAAAGCAAGTAATATCAATGGTTAAAACGGAATTTATAGTAATTAATAAAATTGATATTTTTTTATGATTTAAAAAAGGTGGGAAATACACTAAAAAGTGAGCACCTTGTAGTAACCTAAGTGCTCAATGAAGGAGGCGTAAAAATGAAGAGTAATGAGGAGTTAATAAACAGTAGCTTAAGCAAGATAGAATCATGGGTTGAGCAAGGTTGTACTGATAAGGAAATCGCTGAAAAAATAGGGGTGAGTTACTCAAGTTTTAGGCGATATAAGTCACAAAATAGTGCTTTAAAAGAGGCAATTGCTCAAGGGAAAAATAAAAAGAATGAATTAGTAGAGCAAGCACTATTTAAATGTTGTACAGGATACACATATTATGAAGAAGTTGTGACAAAAGTTAAGGAAGAAGTTATGGCTGAAGATGGTCAAACTGTTCTTGTAAAAGAAGATGTTAAGATTAGTAAAGTTAAGAAGTATAAAGGACCTGACTTAGCTGCTCAAAAGTTTTATCTAGTTAATAGGAAAAAGGCTCATTGGATGGAAGATCCTAATAAAGTATCTATTGATAAGAAGAACTTAAAGCTTAAAGAGAAAGTAATAAACAATTCAGTGATAGAGATATAGAGGTGAATAGCAATGAAAATATTTAAGAGAAATAAGAAAAGACAAAGGCTTATATTAAAAGCTAATATAAACGTTACAAAGGATGCAGTAGACAGAGTAGAAAAGGAGTTATCTTGCAAGGACATTGAGACTATTGTAATACCTAAAGGCTTTGATGTAGTTGCATTTGATGGAGGAATAGTTATCAATGAGGTTAAAAAGTTGTAGGTATTGTGGGAAGATACATCCATCTAATTATCAATGCAAGTTAAAGCCTAAGCCTATAAGATACAACAAAGAAAGAAGTCACGCTGACAATTTAAGAGGAAGAGCAGTATGGAAGAGAAAGAGAGCTGAGATAAAGAAACGAGATAATTTCTTATGTCAAATTTGCTTAAGAAAACTATATAGAACAGTTACCATATTAAACTATAAAGAAGCATTACAAGTTCATCATATAGTTCCAATAGAGGAAGATGAAAGCTTATGGCTTGAAGATGATAACTTAATAACTTTATGTGGTTATCATCATAGATTAGCAGAACAAGGCTCAATACCTAAGGAGGAATTAATTGAAATAGTTATTGAACAAATAAATAAAAGGAAAAAATACTCCCCCCCTATACATTAAATTTTGGTTAGCCTTTGCCCTCCAGTTAACTGTCCTTATATAGAGTAAAAAAATCTGTAAAATGAAAATTTTTAAGAATTAAAATAGTAGAAAGGAGAATTTTATGGCAAGACCTTGTAAGGCTGCAAGTCTTTTAACTGAATGCAGTCAAACTAAAGAGGAAATTGATTCAAGGATTGAAAATGAAAATATCTTAAGAGGTAAGTCTGATAAGATATTACCACCAGATGAATTAACAGAAAATCAGAAAAAGATATTTGAATTTATAGTACATGAATTAGAAGAATCAAAATTACTCGGGAATTTAGATCTATTTATTTTAATCAATACTTGCATTGCTATTGATAGGCTTATTGGCATTGAATATAAAATAAATAAAAATCCAGCATTACAATTTAGAAAAGAAATCATATCAAGTAGAAAAAATTATTCAGCTGATTTTTATAGAGGGTGTAGTGAGTTATCATTAAGTCCACAATCTAGAGCAAAGTTATCAAATATTAATTTAGCTACTAAAGAATTAAAAGATGATGATGTAGTAAGGATACTACAAGGTGAGTAATGATTTTATTTGATAAGGCTTTAGAATATGCTCAAGATGTAGTTGGTGGAAAAGAAATAACTACTGAAGAAGTAAAAATTCAATGTAAAACATTTTTAGATGATTTGGAAAATCAAAACAATGAGGAATTTGATTTTTACTTTGATATGTCAAAGCTTAAAATAATAAATAATTTATTAATGCTATTAAACTTTGCAACAGGATTTGTTGCTGGTAAACCTATTTTAGAAAATCTTGTTGGGTTTCAATGTTTTCTAATTGCTAATGTATTTGGGTGGAGATATAAAAATAATAATAAAAAGTTTAGATATAATGATATAACTCTTTTTATAGCTAGAAAGAATGCAAAAACAGCTATAGTAGGGGTTATTTTTATTTTGTTAATGCTAACAGAACAAAATTATAGTGAATTTTATTCTATTTGCTTAACAAGAGAACTTGCAGCAGAAATTAGAAAAGCTATGGTGCAGATCCTAGAGGCTAGTCCTAAAGTTGCTAAATATTTTAAGTGGTCAAAGAGAGAAGTTGGAAAAATAGAATGCAAATTAACTAAAAGCTTTTTCCAACCAAGAACTGCAGAATCAGGGAAAAACAACTCAATAAGACCATCAGCCTTTGTTTCAGATGAACATGCTAACTTTAAAGATAATTCAAACTTTACTGCAATGAAATCGGGGCAAAGGAATGTTATAAACCCATTAGTATTTAGAACTACAACTGCCTATGCTATAGATGGCTCTATAATGAAATCAGATTTAGAATATATAAGAAAAATTTTAAAAGGTGATGGTGTAAATCAAAGAATGTTTGCACTTCTATATTATTCAGAGGAGGAGCATCTTTGGGATGATGTAGGAATGTATCAAGCTAATCCACTTAGAATTGAAGAAAACTATCAAATCATAAGAGAAGATAGAGATAAAGCATCAGTTAAAGAGGATGAAAAGACAGAATATCTAACCAAAAGTATGAATTACTTTTTACCAGAAAAGGCAGGAGAGGTATTCTTAGATATTGATACAGTAAAAAAATGTACTATTGAAAAATATGACTGGTCAGATAGGGAAGTTTACATTGGGGTTGACCTGGCTGAAACAGAAGATAATACAGCAGTTTCTATGGTTACATTTGATGAGGATTTAGGGAAAATTATTGCGAAAACATGGGCTTTCATTCCTGAGCTAAGAGTTGAAAAGAAGAGTAAAAATGAAGATATAAATTATAGGGAAGAAATTGAAAAAGGTACATGCTATTCTTGTGGGGATGATGTAATTAGTTACTCTGTTGTAGAAGAGTTTGTAAGTGGGTTAGAAGAAAAATATGATGTTGTAATAAACAAGATAGGCTATGACAGGAGAAACGCTTTATCTTCAGCACAAAAGTGGGAGGCACAAGGATATACCACTGTAGAAGTTGAACAACATAGTAGAACTCTACACGCTCCTATAAAACTCTTAAAAGAAAGTATTCTTTCTAAAAAGTTTGGATATGAAGAAAATAATTTATTAGAAAGAAATTTTGAAAATGCAAGACAAACAGAAGATACCAATAAAAACAAATATCTGAATAAGAAAAAGTCAAAGGGAAAAATAGATTTAGTAATGGCTTTGGTAGATGCAATATTCTTATTACAAGTAGATCAACTTGGAGAATATGATTTTACAATTCAAGTTATTTAGAGAGGAGGTATAAAGTGAAGCTATTTAAGAGAGTTAGAAAAGAAAAAAGAAATGTAGAAGAAGTTTTGGATGAAGAAGCTATAAATAGCCTTGCTGACATTAATACGTTATTAAAGGCTTTAATAGAAACAGATAGTATCAATACAGAAAAGACTTTAAATATAGCAACAGTCCTTGGTTGCATAGAATTAATAGCTAATACAGTTGCTATGATTCCACTCAAATTATATAGAGAAGAGAATGGAAAAGTAGAAGAGGTAATTGACGATTATAGAATCAAACTCTTAAATGATGAAACAGGGGATACGTTAAACGCTTTTGAGTTTTGGAAAGCAACTATATACGATTATTTCCTTGAGGGGAATTCATATAGTTATATCAATAAGCAAAGAAATAAAATAGTAAGTATTCATCATGTAGAACCTAAAGAAGTTAATGTTCATAAAAATATTGACCCAATATTTAAGAGTTATGATATTTGGGTTAATGGAGAAAAGTATTATCCTCACAATTTCTTTAAATTATTAAGAAATTCAAGTGATGGAGCTGAAGGCAAGGGGATAATTAAAACATCACCATTACTATTATCGGTAGTCTATAATTCATTAAATTATGAAAATATACTTTCTAAAACTGGTGGTAACAAGAAAGGTTTCATAGAAAGTGAAAATAAGTTGGTCAAAGATGCTATTGACAAGTTAAAAGAGCAATGGCGAAATATGTACTCAAACAACTCGGAGAATTGTGTTGTATTGAACAAAGGGCTTAAATTTAAAGAAAGTTCTGCAACTCCAACAGAAATGCAGATAAATGAGAATAAAACTTCAAATGCAGAGGAAATTTGCAAGATATTTAATGTACCACCTTCAATTATAGGGGGAGATGGTAAAGCAAATAAAGAAGACTATGAAAAGTTCATAAAGTTAGCTATATTGCCAATATTACATGCAATAGAATCAGCTTCAAATCGAGACTTACTTCTTGAAAAAGAAAAAGGGTCTTATTTTTTTGCCCATGATACTAAAGAAGTGTTAAAGGGAGATATAGAAAAGAGGTATAAAGCTTATGAAATAGGTATTAAGAATAAAATATTAACCATTAATGAGGCTAGATATGAGGAAAACAAACCTCCTATTGAGGCATTTAACAATAAGGTTGTATTAGGACTTAATGATGTTATTTATGATACAGAAACTGGAGAAATTTACACTCCAAATACAAATAAAACTACAAATATTAATTCTTTGAAGGGAGGTGAGGAGACAAATGAGGATTGAAGTAAGAAGTGATAGCGTTCTTCTAGATGGATATGTAAATGCAACTGGTAAGGATAGTAAGCCAATACCTTCTCCAAGAGGGAAATTTATTGAACAAATTAAGCCTGAAGCATTTCAAAAGTCATTAGAAAAGCGTAAAAATGTAGATTTGTTATTAAATCATGATAAAAAAAGAAAGCTTGGTTCAACATCTGAGGGAAATTTAGAGTTATTTGAGGATGGAATTGGATTAAGGGCAATTTGCACAGTCAAGGATCCTGAAACTGTTCAAAAAGCTAGAGAAGGAAAATTAAGAGGATGGTCTTTTGGGTTTTATCCTGAAAAAGATTCTTGGATAGACCAAGATGGAACTCAAAAAAGGTTTATTGAAGAATTAGACTTATTTGAAGTGTCAATTATTGATGATACTAGAATACCTGCATATGTAGGAACATCAATAGAAATGAGAGACAATAAGGAAATTCTAGTAGAAGAAAGAACATTAGATGTAGAAGTTAGAGTTGTTACTGATAACAGCAATAATTATGAAAAGTATGAAAAAATGATAGAGAAATTTAAGGAGGCAAAGAAATGTTAGCAAAAAAGGTTAAGAGAATAGCAGAATTTAGAGCATTACCAGTAGAAGTAAAGGGCTTAGAAGAAAAGAGAAATGAATTAATTGAGGAAATGGAAGGAATAGTTTCAGCTGCTAAGGGAGAAGTAAGAACATTAACAGATGATGAAGAAACTAGATGTACTGAAATTGAAAATGAAATAAATAAGATAGATTCTTTAATAAAGAAAGATAAGACATTAAGATCCCTTAATAATGTTGATAAGAAAAAGGATGATGAGGAAGAAGAAAAAAGAACACAAGAAGAGATAAATAATGAGGAGCTTAGAGATATTTTCTTAGGGAAAGCAGCTGAATCAAGGGCATCAACAATTGCCATGAATACAGGAAATAATGAGCAAGGTGGTTATGTGATAAATTCAGAGCTTTCCAAGGAGATTATAAAGGAGATTAAGGATAGAAGTGATGTCTACAATTTCTTTAATTCAACTTCTATAAAAGGTAATGTAAAGATACCTAAGCAAAAGACTTCAGGTGCAGCGAAGTGGGAAGATGAAAATCCAGCAGATGATCCAACACCAACTATACCTACATTAGAAGTTGTTGAGCTAGGACAAAATAGATTATATAGAGAGTCTGCAATTACTCAACAAATGGTAAATGTAGCAGAGTTAGATCTTCAAAGATTCATAAAGGAAGATATAGCAGATTCAATGACAGATGCAATAGAAGATGCTATTTTTAATGGATCAGGAACTAAGCAACCTAAAGGAATAGTTCAATCAATAAAAGAAGAAAAGAAGTTTACATTAGAAGAAAGAGGCGTTTTAAGTGTAGACACACTAAAGAAGTGTAAAGCAAGTATAAAGAAATCAGTACGTAATAGAGCAAAATGGTTTATGAATGATAATACATTCTTACAAATTGATTTATTAAAGGATTCTATAGGAAGACCATTATTACAACCTAATGTTGCAGAAGGTTCAGGTTATAAGTTATTAAATTTACCTGTTGAAGTAACTGATGCATTGCCAACAATAGAGGATGAAGGTGAAAAGTGCTTAATAGTACTTGCTACTCCAGAAGCCTATCATACAAATACACAAAAATCGGTAGCCCTTTATATATATAATGATTCTATGTATACAAGAAAAGGACTAATTGGATATGGTTCAGATGTGTATATGGATGGTAAAGCAAAGGATGAAGAACAAATGGCAGGAGTGTTTAATCCAGCAGCAATGTTAAGCAGCAGAAGTAAGAGAACTAAAAGCGAAGGATCAAGTGAAAATGAAGATTAAGAAATAAAATTCATACAATGCAAAGAGTATCGGTGATACTCTTTGTTTCTTTTAGGAGTAAATATGAAGTTTAGTGAAGTAGATGTAGAAATAGTTAAAGAATATGCAAATGCATATGATGAAGACAGTGGATTATTGAAGATAATTCTTGAAGGTGCTAAAAGTCGAGTTAAGTCTTATACAGGATTAAGTGATGATGAATTAGATATGCATGAAGATATTACTATAGCTTTATTGGTAATATGCAATGAAATGTTTGAAAACAGAGTATATTCTGCAGATAGTAGCAAGGCTAATATTCTTATATCTTCAATTTTAGATTCATATTCACAAAATCTTTTATAGGGGTGAGTATATTGAAGTTTAAAATATCACCAGGAGAATTGAAGCATCCTATAACAATTCAACATTGTGTATACAAAAAGAATGTAGATAAGATTAAAGTTCCTGTATGGGAAGATAAAATCAAAACAAGAGCAAAGGTTTTGAATGTAAGAGGAGATGAATTTATTCAAGCTCAAGGAACTGGTGTAAAAATAGAAAAAACTTTTTATATAAGAGCTAGTAAAACAATAAAAATACACGAAGAAGATAGGATTATCTTTAAAAGTCAAGCCTATGAGATAGTTTATATAAATGATATTGAGGAAAGAGGAATTTATATAGAAATTAAGGCGAGAAGGTGTAAATAATGAGTTTAAGTGTAGAAGGCTTTGACGAATTATTTAATACATTAGATTCTTTAGGGAATGTGGGTAAAAAGGTTGGTGTAAAAGCTGTAAGAGGAGCTACAAAAACAGCATTAAAAAGCCTTAAGAGATATGCACCTAAAAAGAGTGGAAAAGGTGGAGAAGCCTTAAAAGTTATATCTGTTAAGTCATATAAAAGTGGAAGTGTTTGGGGAAAGGCTGGTATAGATAAAACAAACTGGGAAGAAACAAAGCATCTTTGGTTTCAAAACTACGGATATGATGTAGGAAAGACTCATGTAACTAAACATGTTGGATGGGTTGAAAGGGCTTTTCAAGAGTGTAAGAAAGATGCACAAAAAGAAATGATTGATATTATATCAACTGAAATTGATAATGCTTTGAGGTGATATAAGCATGAAAGAGTTAATAGAAAATACCCTTAAATCAGTAGGAATAGAGGTTAATTTTCTTGAAAGAGTAGGAAATGAATATCCTCAATTAGTTTATACCTTCAATGAATATCCCAATAGTTCTGGTGACAATAGAGAAGAAACTGCTCTATATGATATATATTTAAATTTATATATTGAGAGTGATATTGATAGCACTGTAAATAAAATTAAATCAGAATTAGAAAAAGCACATTTTAAGAAGGTAGCAATTAATAGTCCTATAAAGTTTGAGAAAGTTAATTATTATCAAATAACTATGAATTATAAAAAGATAATGTAAGGAGGAATTATAAATGGCTAGAGAAGAAGGAATTAGCAGAATAACTATGTGGCCACTTAGCACGGATAAGGTGGGTTCTAAGCCAACTTTTGGAGAGATGTTTCCGCTACCATGGGCAGTAAATTTTGAGACAGAGGATGAATATAGAGAAGGTCAATATTATGGAGATAATATTGTAGAGCAAAATAAGAAATCCATATCCAAAGTAACTGTAGATATGGAAGTATCATCAGATACTCCACCATCATTAGATGCAAAAATCACAGGTAAAGGCTACAAAGGTGGAATGTCATATAAAAATACAGGGGATAAAACTCCAGCCTATGCAGTAGGATATGAAATCCTAATGAGTGATGGAAATCTTAGAAGAAGAATTATTTACAATGTTGGTTTCACAAGAAATTCTCATACCAATAAGACTATTGAGGATGAAGCTGAAGGACAAACATATACTTATTCAGGAGTTGGGTTACCACTTGCATCTACTGGAGATGTAGAAGCTATGATGGATTTAGCTGAAATAGAGGCTGTAGAAAATGAAGCGGAAAAAACATGGCTAAAAGAAAGATGGGATAAATTCTTTGAATCGCCTGTATTGCCAGAAGAGTATCAACCTTCATTATAGATGCTAAAAAGAATAAATAGATAATTTAAAAGGGAGTAATTCTCCCTTTTTTGATTAGGAGGAATTATGGAAGTAATTAATTTAAGTAAAAAAGTTGTAAAGCCAATACTTTTAAACGGATTAGAATGTATTTGTGTTCTAGATAACACTACAATAGATTATTACCAAAGAGTAAATAAAATTGGATTTTTAAAAGGCCTAGAGTTAATGGAGAAAAATGAAATTAAGGGTGTTAAAAAGCTTATAGGAAGTATTGTAAGAGAGAAAAAGACTGGTAGAATTCTTGGAGAAAAACACTTTAATCAGTTTAATGATTTAGAAATAGTTGCTGCTTTTACACCAGTAATAAAAGAGTTATTGCCTAATTTACCAGAAGCTAAAGAGGAAAGTGAAAAAAAGTAGATAAGGATAGTAATGGATATATAGATATAGATAATTTATATTATCTATCTAGAACTATCCTAAGTTGGGATGATGAAACTTTTTGGGAAAGCTCACCAAGATTTTTATTTAAGCAACTGGATCTATTTGCTCAATACAATAAACTTTCTAAAAAATCTAACGTGAAGAAAAGTGGAACATATGAAGAAAGGATTGTAAAAGAAAATAGACAAAAGCTTAAGGTTATGAGTTCAGAGGAGGTGAGAAAATGGCAGATGAAAAAGTATTAGCTGTCAAATTAGCTTTTAAAGCTGGTGGATATAAGCAAGAAATAAAGGCTATAAACCAAAATACGAAAGTTCTTAAATCTGAATTTGATAAAGCAAAAGCAGGGTCAGAGGATTTTGAAAATTCCCTTGAAGGGCAAAAAGCAAAACTAAAGCTTGTAGCAGGAGAACTTCAAAATTCTAAAGAAAAGCTTAATATATACAATACTCAAATGAAGAAGTGTAAGGATACCTTGGAAGTTGCAACAAAAGCCTTTGATGAACAGCAAAAAGAAGTTGAGTCCCTTAAGAATCAGATAAAGGATTATTCTTCAGCATATGGAGCTACATCTCCAGTAGTAAAGAAACTTGAACAAAACTTAAAAGATGCAGAAAAAGCACTTGAGAGTAAAAGAAGGGCTGTAATAAATGCTGATAGCAGCTTAACAGGAATGAAAATTACTATAAATAAAACTGAAGCCGATATTTCAAAACTTTCTAGTGAAATTAGGAAAATTGAAGGCGAAATTAGTGAGTTTGGGAAAGAAGCAAGCTATAGCGAGAAAGTCTTAGATAGTTTTAAAGAAAATATTGAAGGTACAACAGATGAAGTAATACAATTTGGAGCTCATATGTCAGAACTTGGACAAGGCGTAATGGATGTGGGTGAAAAGGTTGGAGAAACCGGTAAAAAAATTCTAGATTCATTTGGTGGTGCAATTGAGAAAGCCGATTCTTTTAACTCAAGTATGAATGATTTAAGAGCTAAAACTGGTGCTGCTGCAGAAGATATGGAAGAACTCACAAAGGTAACTGAAAATGTATATAATAACAATTTTGGTGAAAGCTTTGATGAAGCAGCTGAATCAGTTGCAACAGTAAATAAATATCTTTGGCTTACAGGAGATGAACTTCAAAGAACTACTGAAAAAGCTTATGGATTAAAAGATACTTTTGGGTATGATATAGCTGAAAGTATAAGAAGTGTAGATATGCTTATGGATACATTCGGTTTAACTTCAGATGAAGCTTTTAATTTAATTGTCCAAGGGGCTCAAAATGGACTTGATTTTTCAGGAGAAATGCTAGATACAATTAATGAATATTCAGTTCAATTCAAGAAAGCTGGCCTTGATGCAGAAGATATGTTTAATATTCTTTTTGATGGAGCTCAATCAGGGGCTTGGAATTTAGATAAGGTAGGAGATGCTGTAAAAGAATTTAATATAAGATTAACTGATGGATCTAATACTACCAAAGAAGCATTATCAAAATTAGGTATGAATGCTGATGACGTGGCTAATACAATGAGTGAAGGTGGAGATAAGGCGAAAGAAACTTATGATTCAATAATTAAAAAAATAGCTGAAATGGATGATGCTCAACAACAAAATTTAGTTGGAGTAGGATTATTCGGAACTATGTGGGAAGATTTAGGACCAGGAGTAATAACAGAATTAAATTTTGTGAGTGATGCATTTAACAGAACATATGAAAGTGCCGAGGAGCTTAATGAAATTAAATATGATAATCTTAGTAGTGCAACAGGAAGTTTAAAAAGAACTATAGAAACAGGACTTTTAAAACCAATAGGAGAGAGTTTGTTACCACTTTTGAATAATTTAATACCTCAAATACAAGGAGTAGTTGATAAGTTAAAGTCATGGATACAAGAAAATCCTAAGATAGCATCTGCTATTACAATTATAATAGGTGTTATAGGAGGGGTACTTGCTATAATTGGCCCTATTATTACAACAATAGGAATGTTAGTAATATCACTTGGAGCAATGTCAACAGCATTTGCAGCAGCTGGAGGAGTAGCTGCTTTTTTTAGTGCTTCAATAATGCCTGTTATAACTGTAATTGGAGCAGTAATAGGTGTGGTTGCTACCCTTGCTATGGCAATTTACTCTAATTGGGAAGGTATTAAGCAAGCTACAATTCAATTAATAGAGACCTGTAGACCACAGTTTGAAGCCTTTAAGGAGGCTTTTAATAATCTTTGGCAAGTAATAAAATCAATCTACGAAACTGTTATAAAACCTTTATTTAAAATGATAGGTCAAGTAATTCAATATTGTATAGAATTTGTTACACCAATTATTCAGAGATTACTTCCTGTATTCACAAGCGTATTTAATGCAATAAGTAGTTTCTGGAATAATATAGGAAAGCCTGTTTTTAGTGCTATTATAAGCATCATACAAACTATAGGAACAGTAGTTAAACCAATATTTGATACATTTAGAGATGTAATTTGTGGAGCTATGGATGCAGTATTGAAGCCTATACAATGGGTAATAGATAAATTATCCGAATTATTTGGATGGATAGGTGATGTTGGAAGTAAAATAGGAGGATTTTTAGATAAGATAAATCCTTTTAAATCTATAGATATAAACACAAACATAAATCCTAATAGTGAGGAGTTAGCTGGAGTTGCAAGGAGTAAATCAATATTAACTAATACCGCTTTAAGTGGAGCTTACTACCAACCACAAACTAGATCAAGTAAAAATATAGGAACAATGATTCAGAGTTCTAATGCTTTTTCAAAGGCTATAGGAGGAAATGACAAATTTGATTCAAATAATATATCAAGCTTTAATATAAAGCCAATGGAAGATATGTTTAGAAAGATGATAGAGTTACTTTCAGTGCAAAATAGTTTAATAGAAAGAAATAAGCCAGTATTCAATTTAGATGGTGAAGAATTATCAAATAAGTTAGATGCAATAGGTGGTACTAATATGATGCTATATGGGAGGTTTAACTAAGAATGATAGGACAATTTAAATTCGCAGATAAAAAGAGTTATGATGATTTTAAGTTACTATTATATAAAGTTGAAGTTGAACAACCAACACCGAATGTATTAAAAGTATCAGTACCATTTATGAATGGAAGTTATGATATGTCAGAGTTATATGGTGAAAGTTCATATCCTGATAGGAGTGTATCAATAGGAGTAGAGTTTGAATATTTCAATGATATAAGGAGAGAAAAGTTAAACTTATTATATGATGAAGTTGTAAGGTGGTTAAGATCATCTATAAATGAAAAATTAGAAATTGATTTTCAATATGGATATTTTGTAGGAAGGGCTCAAGAAATAAGTTCCTTAGAAGTATTTGAGATGACTGGAAGAATTGAAATTAAATTTATATGTTATCCATTTAGATATGGAAAATATGAAGAAGGAAATGATATATGGGATACCTTTAATTTTATAAATGGAATTAGCCAAAATACAGACTTTATCATCAATGGTATTAAGGAAATATTATTGATAAATCCTAGCATAGCATCAATAGTTCCAGAAGTTGAAGCAACTAGTGATATTGAGGTGATTAAAGGAGAAAATATTTATTTGTTCAAGCCTGGAGTGACTAAGGATTATAGATTTATGCTGAATAAAGGAGAAAATAGACTTACTTTAAAAGGTGATGGTGAAATAAGGTTTAAATTTAGAAGAGAGGTGCTTTAATTTGTATGAGGTAAATTTGATAAATGATGAAGATATAACATTAATTAATTCATCTACAATCACATATGGAGCACCTAGATTATTAGCTGGTAAAGTTAATTTAGGTATAAATACTATAGATAGTTTTTCATTTAATATAAGTCCGTATAATCCTGGATACAATAAGTTGTTTCCATACAAGAGCAAAATAGAGGTAATACAGAAGTTAAAAGGCGTTGAAAAGCTAATATTTAAAGGGAGAGTATTACTTCCCACTAACAATATGGATTCAAGTGGCAACTTTTCTAAAAAGGTAGTTTGTGAGAGTGAATTAGCCTATTTATTAGATAGCACACAAATTTATGGAGAATATCACAATATATCAGTGAAAGACTTTTTAAAGATAATAATTGATAATCACAATAAAAAGCAACCTGATAAAAAATTCGTTGTTGGTGAAGTAACTGTAAAAGATAATAATGATTCTTTATATAGGTATCTAGGATACGATAAAACACTTGATACAATTAAGGAAAAGCTTATAAATACTTTAGGTGGGGAGCTAAGAATAAGATATGAGGGTGATATAAGATATCTTGATTATTTAGAGATAATAGGGGAAAAGAAGCCAACAGAGATTAGGCTATCTAAAAATATGATTACAATAGAGCAAGAGAAAGATCCAACAAGTATTAAGAATAGAATAACTCCTTTAGGAAGTAAAAAAGATGATACTGAAGAGAGATTAACTATTGCAAGTGTTAATAATGGAGTTACTTGGGTTGATGATGTTGAAAGTCAAAAAGAATTTGGAATTTTAGAAGATAGCATAACATTTGATGATGTTAATACTCCATCTATTTTGAAAGATAGGGGACTAAAGAAGTTAGAGGAACTAAATAAAATAAAAAAGAAACATAAACTATCTATAGTAGATCTAGCTTTGATAGGAATAGATAAATATAACATTGATATTTATAACTATTATAGAGTTATAAATCAAGTTATGGGAATAGATGAATATTTAAGGGTTATAGAGCAGAGTATTGATATATTAGCTCCCCAATCGTCTACTATAACTATTGGAGATAAGTTTGAAGATATAAAGAAATATCAATACGATATGAATCAAAGAGCAGTTAATAATGTTAAAAATTTATCTGAGAATATTACAAGAGCTAATAACAAGATAAACACATTAAAAAATGATGTTGTAAATGTTGATAGTCATACTAAATCAAATGAAATTGATATAAAGAAACAGAAAAAATATATGATAATGGGGGTTTAAAAATGGATGAAATAGCTAGATTATATACAGGAAATGTAACCAGTGAAGAAACGTTAATAGATTCTACAAATGGAGTTGTATTAAAAACAATTTTAATAGGAAATAGGAATGAGGAAAAAGCAACAGTGTCTATAAATATAGATGGTGCTGATTTTTCTTTTGACATTGATCCAAATAAAACATTGATTATAGATAATCCAATAGTATGCAACATCTTAAAAGCAAGTTCAAATGTAAATGTAGATATTCACATAAGTGGTATTAGACTAGGGGAGGTGTAGTATGGCAAATATAAGTAGCATATTAAGAAAAATAAGAGAAGCTATTTATGGACAAGAAGTAAGAGGAAGTCTAGCTGATGGATTAGAAGCTGTAAACAATGAAACTATTGCTGCGACTAACTTAAGTAGAAGAACAGAAGAAAGACAAGACTTGCTGGATAGTAAGTTTGATGAACAAATAAAGAATATGACATTACAAGATCCTTCTAGTGCTGAAATAGTAGCCATGAGAACAAATAATAATGGAGTTACTTATGAAACTGCGGGTAAAAGAGTTGATGAACTTGAGTCGCACTTGGAAGAAAGTAAAGATATAAATATGTCTAAATTCTTAGAGATGTCTAATCCAACAGGAATAGAAGAAACTTGTATAAACTTTACAGATGATGATGGAAGAAGAACTTTTTCAACAG